GTCGTATAGATATTAAGTGTTGTGCCAGATACAGAAATCCTTACTACACCTTTTACTGACGATGTAGCATAAGGGGCGGCAGTACCTGCTGTAATTTCTTGCTGTACAAAAGCATTAGTAGCTAGTTTAGTATTACTTGTTGTTGTTGCTGCTGTAGCACCTGTAGCATCTATAATAGTTCCACCAGTGATAGCCACTGCAGAAGCATTTTGACTTGCCATTGTTCCAAGAGTACCAACAGTGGTTTGTACAAAAGCAGTTGTTGCAATTTGTTGTGTATTAGTTCCACTAGATGCAGTAGGAGCTAAAGGAATACCAGTAAAGGTAGGAGAGTTTAAATCTGCTTTAGTTGATACTGCAGTTGCAATATTATTATATTCATCATCAATCTCAGCCCCTTTAATAATCTTATCAGGGTTTCCTGAAGATAAAGCATCTTTAGCATAGAAGTTAGTACTTTTTACATAGTTACTCATATTAAACCATCTTTCCTGTTTTTATATAGACAGTGAGTTGTTGTAAGCTAATAGGTGTCCCATCAATAGGAGCTTCAATACCAAATTGTAAAATCTTACCACTTCCACCTAAGTTTAAATCTATTTCAGCAATGGCTGTACCAGCCGTATATTCACCAATATTGTATTCAGCAATGTTATATTCACTATTACCACCAACAAAGTCTTTGGTGTATGTTCTAGGAGTATAAGAGACTTTATAGTCAAAGCCATATTTAATTACAATGTCTTGGGTACCTGAAGCAATAAGAATTACTTTTGCTTTCTTTAAAAACTTCAAAGAGTAAGGGGCACCAAAGTCTGTGTTTTGGGTAAAATACTCTAAACGATAACTAGCACCATTATCTGAATAACCAGTGTAATTAGCAATGCCACCTGCTTTTCCTAAGTAAAGCTTCTTATCAGAAGTTGCTAAAAGAGCTTTAGGAGTCATATCAGTCCAGATAGTAGGTCTAGCTCCACCATTAGGAAGTTGAGTTCTTAAGTCAAAATAAATAATTTGTTTAAGTGCTGGCAATACTAATAAGTAAAAAGCATCTCTTTCAAAATAGACACTCTTAATGTTATTAGCTACTTCACCATTTGTATAAGCAATTAAGTCATCTCGAATATTAATTGAGAGGTCTCGCATTGGAGCACTCTTCTCACTGATTATTCGGTTAAGACTTCTTAAACCACTCTTAGATAGAAAGATTAAATCGGTACCTGTATTTTGTACTGTATCTCTACCAACACAACCAACACCTGTAATGACATCTTGTAATGTAAATGAAGTGGAGGTAGGGTCTGTTGGGTTATTATAAATAACAATGTTATTACGGCAGAATATAATTAAAAAGCCATTGTGTGATGCTAAAGCAACAACCTCATCGTTGTTACCTACTACAGAGGCAACATCAACTAATCCACTACCAGTGCCTGAAAAATGAGCACCATCAAGAAGTTTACTATAATAGATAGTAGATTTAGCTCCCGTAACTCCTGCCATCCAAATACGACCAAATGCAGAGAGAACACAGTCAGGGTCAAAAGTAGTAACACCTGAAGGTTTTGCACCATAAGCACCAATCTTTTGATAGACATAAGAACCACTATGCCCTTGCCTACGATAGACTAAAGCTTCATTACCACCTTGTGCAGCAAATCCATACATAGATGCACCATACCCAGCACCTTCAGCTAGTTGTGCAAACTGCCAACGATTACCTGTAAAAGTAGGTTGAGGACTTAAAGGAGTTGTCACACCCCCTGACTCAGCCCCATTTACTGTAAGAGTAGTAAGGGTAGTAGTGCCTTTAAAGAGTTTTCCATTACCTGCAGAAAGAATTGTTACACTTCTATCCACATCAATAAACTCAAACATGCTTTCTACATAAGAAGTAGATAAGTCTCCTGCAGAAGTAGTAATCATAGACCAACCACGACGGCTGCCTAAACGACCACTCTTATCAATGATACAGTTAATAGCTTTAGTTGCGTAGCCACTCTCTAAAGTGACACCAGCCTCTTGGGTATTTAACCCTAAGAAGCCCAATGTTGCATTACTAACAGCCTTTAATGCACCTGACATTAAACTGGTCCCCAAGTAACTTCATCTAGACGTTGGTTAGATTCTGCTGCAATATAATCTGCAGCCATGTTACGGTAGCGAGATTCTTGCTCTTGATAACCGCCATCATCCCCTCGTTCAGAGATAGCTCTTGAAAGTGTACCTTCAATAATCAATAGAGCAGGTACTTGAATTACATCTGTATTAGCTGACAACTCTGCTTGAGGAACTACACAGTTAATACGTAAATCATAGGTTCCATCTGGAATAGGGAATACATCAATTTGACTATCACCATTCCCATCAATACCATTAAAGTTATAGTATAAAGGAGAACCAAGTTGTTGGTTGTTTAATAAAAATTGTTGGTCAAACCAGCGAGTGCTTCTTTGTTGCATAAAAAAGTTATCAGTGTCATTAATCATTTCTAAGACACGAATACGAGATGTACTCCCTACTAATACATAGTTAAATAAAGAGGAAGTAGTAGAAGCAGAAAGAGTAGTACGCAAGGCACTCCAATCCCAAGCATCTTCTACTTCTCTTTTAACTACATTGACCAAGTCGCCAATAAGTTTACTGTATGGAGTCTCTTGAACGGATGAAACCTCGTTCTCACGAAGTCTCCGTAGTACCCTATTAACGATTTCTAAATATGTCATGTAGATTCCTATTCTTTACATCATTATAGCATATAACTAGCTATTTGTCAAGCTTTACCACTTGACTTTGTCTGCCCAAAAGGCTGCTGACATCTTTCCCTTAGCAATATTGTCACTATGTCTAGCTTTAAAACTCTTCTGTCTTGCTTTATCTTTAGCAGAAGTTGGATTAGCTCCAGCACCTTTGACCCCTTGCTGTCCAAAGCGAATAGTCTTTATCTTATCCCCTTCTTTAGCAACAACAACATGAGACTTAGTAGGATGACTAGGAGTAGCCTTAGGCTTATTAAAACCTGTTACCCCTGCTCTTTCTAGACGAGGGTCTTTCTTCATTAGTACATTGCTTTCTTTTTAGGAGCTACTTTCTTCTTCATGCCAGTTTTCTTAGCATAAACTTCAGCATCTTTCTTGCCCTTCTCTGTGTAAGGGAATTTCTTTTTTCCGACCATTGGCATAATTATTTACCTTTCTTTTTAGACATACCTGCTTGAGACATAGCAATTGCAATAGCTTGTTTGCGACTCTTAACTACAGGACCTTTTTTAGAGCCTGTATTTAATGTCCCTGCTTTATACTCAGCCATTACTTTTCCTACTTTAGCTGCTTTACCTGCTTTAGTTGTTGGTTTCTTTCCCATTATTTTTTACCCTTAACATAAAATAAACTGCGTTCACCAAATAAGTAGAATCCAATCACAGAGGCAAAGTTAGATACTTGTTCATTTACTACACCACTGCCAATAATTGCAAGGTAAGCCCATGTACCTAATACAATGATACCAATAGTAGGACGCATTAAACGAATGATAGCCTCAACCCACGGATAACTAGCATTACCACCACCAGCTTCGTTCATTACTTTAAAGAGTTCTAAGTCAATCTCTTTCATCTTTGCATACTGCTCTATAGTGGCAGGTTTAAATTGGTCTGGGGCAATGAAACGATTGATTAAAGACTTACCTAAATCTACTGCTACAGGTCCTAGTGCTGCTAGGATAGTAATTGGGTCCATTAAAGTGTCTTCCCTTCTTGAAAGTCTGCTAGTGTTAAGCCATTTGTATATTGGAAGTGAGCAAGCTCTTTAAACTTAACCCAACGACCAGCCCACTCAAGTCCTAAAGACTCACCAATCTCACCACACTTAGTGAATAGTGCTGTATCAGCCCATTGTGCTTTACCATTAACTACAGGCACAAAGTCAAAGGCTACTTTCCAATTATGAAAGGATTGTCCACCTTTAGCATTAGTTACTTTAGAACCTGGAGTAGTCCTGCCTTGAGCATATAAAGCATTTTGACTCTCTGCATCACGGTACGTACTAGTAATAATGACATCTATATTTTGTTTAGCACATGATGCAATGAAGCGTTCTGCAAGAGCTTTTACTTTAGGATGTAAGTCTTCTAGTTTACGTGAGTTAATCATTTATCTGCTTTATTATCTAGTTTCTCAAAGAGTCGATTAAGCATAAACTCTATCTTGTCTAGTCGATGCTCTAGTTCATCTTTACGAACATAATGAGAAGGTAAGTCAACCTCTAACTTCTTCATGTCCTCTTTTAAAGACTGAACAGCATCCCATAGTTGTCTAGCAAACCATCCTAGAACAGAGAGCACTGTTCCAATAATAAGATTAATTATTTGTTGATATTCCATTATGCCTCTTCCGCAGGTTCTGGTGTGTTGCCCTGTTCGCACCACCGTACGAACTCTTGGTAGTCTGTGTTGGCTGGGTCAAATGGAATTGAATCACAACCATCTCGCATTACATGTCTAACTTCACCATCTAAACTTTTATATAATTTGTATGTAGTCATCTATAACTCCGCACTAAAAGACAAAAAACCATTAGTTGTATTGCTTCCGTTTATAGAAGCATCGCCTGATGTAATGGTTGCTCCCATTGCAAAATACAAAAGAGGAGTATCAGTATTATTTGTATCTATAGATGGAACTGCCGTATAAACCTTTCTTGATGTTGATGTATATCCACCATAATCTGAAGCTGTTCCTGAAGTTCCTAATGTTGGCATTGTTCTCATTGTTACAGGAAGTGTTACTGACCCATAAGTATTTGCTGTTCCAATATTTAATCCAGTGCAAATATATGAAGATGCATACTGTGGAACCCATTTCCAATAGTAGCGTTGACATAACTCAAGTTCTGTACCATAAGGTCTATAGTCAAACGATGTGGCTGTAGAGCCTTTTTCTAGTTGAGGTAATGATAGTGTACCTGTATTAAATTCAATTGTAGTGTTAGTTCCACCTGTAATAGAGCCTGTTATTCCACTTGCACTATAACTACCAGCACCAATCTTACCTTGAGCAGTACCAGTCCATGATAATGTGTATGTTCCTGATTCTAGGTTAAGACCTTCTACTACTTGTTGCAATGAGCCAGCAGTAATAGTTAGTGTAGTTACATTATTAGATGTAGAAAATGTATATGTGCATCCACTTGAGCCAGCTTTAAATCTATCGTGACCATAAGCGCCAGCAGATAAAGATACTGTACCTGATACGCCACGTTGGTTAATTAATAATTGTGAATTAATTAGACGATTTTTAAATGCAAACGTATTAGGTGTTGATACACCATTCGTTCCATCAATAATTACAGGCATTTAAATTCTCCATGATTAGCAAACTTGCCATGAAACTTCTCTCTAGCTTCAATAGCAACTAACTCAGCAAGTTCTAAATTGTCAAACATAGCAGATAAAACAGTTTTACCTTTAGCTCTTATTTGAACCCACCATTTTTTGTTTTGTTTATTCCAGCATACATTCTTGATGCCAAGTTTATTATTACTTTGCACGCTTTTGTTATAGTTGTTTGTATGATGGTCAGCAGCTCTCAAGTTTTCAATTCTATGGTCTTTATAAGTACCATTGATATGGTCAACTACTACTGGCATTTCACCTGTGTGCATACAGTAAATAACTTTGTGAATACTATAAGCATTGCCATCTAAATTAACTACGCCATACTCACCTGATGACCTGCAGCCAGCTTCTTTGCCAATTAGCTTTTTAGATTTGTTAGTATTGATTTTCCAATATAACTTACCATCACGATACTCAAAGGCTTCGTTAAATCGTTTAGCTAGTTGTGTGCCGTCTAGTGTTATAGGCATTATGCTAATTCCTCATCTGTAGGGCGAGCTAGTGTAGGATGTTCCCAAGAAGCTATGTAATCGCCACGACCATCGCTATCGTTTTGTAAGCGGATAGTTGTTAGGAAGTCTGCGTCTGTTAGCTCTGGGTATAGAGCCATGATTTTTTCGTATAGTGTCATGTTATGCGCCCCTTACCATTGCTGCTTGGAAATAAGTTATTGCTGAACCTGCACCTGTTCCTTGTCCATTTGTAAATGTTCCATAACATTCAATATAGTCTGTAGAGCCGTTTAAATATACTTGACAAGCAACTGTAAATGTTCCAGTTGTTCCACTAACTCCGCCAGTAGTCATTCCGACTTTATAAGATGCGCCATTTTTATATATAGTAGCTCGCCCTGTTGTATAAGATGCGGCAGCATTAAAACATCCAATTACAGAATAATATCCAGCAACTAACGGCTGAAAACGATAGTTAGTTGTTGCATCAAAAGCATTAGCAGTATCGTATTCTTTAGTTTGAAATTTAATTTTTGTTTCCGTATTTGAGCTTAAAGTCTGTCCAGATGATTGATAAGCACTAAACGCTGGACTAGCTATTTGTGGACTAGCCGTTGTCAACACAGTACCACTTGTAGCTGGCAAAGTTAATGTTGTTGTGCCTGCTACTGCTGGAGCTTCTAACGTGATAGAGCCAGAGGTATCTCCAGCGATTACGACTGAACTCATGCTTGCGCTCCCTCTAATACTTCTATTCTTGCTTTAAGTTCTTGGATGGCTGCTACAAGAAGTGGAATTGTATCTGTATAAGATAATCCTAGACATTCACTTTCTTCACCTTTGTTCATTATGCTTACTGCTTCTGGCAATACAGCTTGAACATCTTGAGCAATTAAAAATGGATGACGTTTTCCTTCTGCTTCATCTTTATATTTACCAATAACAGCTCTTAATGAAGATACTTTAGTTGCTGCGTTTTCAATAGGCTCAATAATGTCTTTTACGTTTTCATCAGATGCAGCAGACCATGAAGTAGCTCTGTCATTAATATAAACTCCTCCAGTTGGAGTTGAGCCTATATTATTTCCTCTTATGTAAAAATCTTTTCCTGCATCTTGCGCCCATAATACATATCCTGCTGAACCATCAATCATAACAAGACCGCCACCATAGCCACCAAAAGTGGCTAAAGCTGCACCATTAGTAGCCCAAGTAGATGTATTTGGGTCAAACGAACCTGCTGCGGTACATATTTTTCCATAAACAACAGATGTATTATTAACTAACACATTACCATTGGAATCAATACGCATACGTTCTGTGCCGCCTTGAAGAAACTCAATAGCGTTAGCAGTTCCAAAACTACCTCCACGAAGGTTAATTTGACCACCATTATTTGTAGTAGAACCACCAGTTAATGATATGCCAGTAGAATTAGACGTAGCACCAATGTTTTGATAGTCACCAATAGTTATGCCACCAGCTATATTTAGCTTAGATGTCATAGTGCTTGTACCAATCCCTACGTTCTGACTAGCATCAATCGTTACAGCAGTTGTACCGTCATTGCTTGCAAGTTGCATGACACCAGAAGTATCACCAGTTACAGCAATCCCACCCCCTCCAGAAGTCTTTGTGGAAATCACACTAGTCATTATTTTTTCTCCTTACAATTATCAAAGTGCCATCTAGGCATAGCTGTAATGCCACCTGATTTATTGCAATGTGGGCAAGTTACGACTTTGTGTTTATGTCCAAGTCTTTTTAGAGCTTGCTGTTTATATACTTCGTCAGGCAATCTTCTACCTTTATTTGCAGCACTAATCTTTAACTTTGTTTCTTCAGATAATGAAACTCCCTTGCGTGGGCTTGGCATACCTTTACGATATGACCGAAGTTTTTGTTTCATTTCTTCACTAGCTTCTAAACCTTTATTCCAAGCCACTCTAGGTTTTGACTCTGCTTTTGGCTTTCCTTTTCCTTTATTCCAAGGAATATGCCCTGTTTCAAAACCAGAATTATTTACTGGAGGTTTTCCACCGCCAACAACAATATTCCAACCTATGTTTTCTTTTGCTCTTAAAGCAGATTCAATCATTAAACAATAAGCATCAGTAGCTATAACAATTACAGATTTTATTAAATTATCCCAACCATATTTATTAATAGAGTTTTTTAAATGGCTATTTTGAGTATAGTTTTTATGCTTATACATTCTGCGTTTAAAATTATTAGATACCCCAATATAACCTTGAGTAAACATATCTGTATGCTCTGGTAAATGTATCCAATAT